AGATTTATTTCCTGTTGGGTTTAAATATAAAGTTAAAGCACAAAATGGTTGCTTTTTTTGTTGTTGATACATTAGTTTCTCCTCTCTTTTACATTTTTAGCAATAGATTCTATCTCAGTTGCATCTAACACACTTAACCAATTAAAATGTTTATGCAATAATTGTGTTAAATCTTTAAGAGCATTTTCTTTATTTTTAAAATCACTATCATTTGTATTATGAAAATGAACTGATTTTTCTATCACTTCAAGAATAAACTTATTAAATTGTTTAAAAGCTTTATCTTGTTCTTTTTTTAACTTTTCACTACTCATTAGTTGCTCCTTTGTTTATTATATTCCAAGTTTCTTTGCTTAAAATCTTCTTCTAAGCTATTCAAATATTTACAAGC